CCCACAAGTACATTTTATTTGTACTTGAAAAGTAAGGACAATAAATGTTTAGATGACCTTAAAAATTTATTACCTCCTGAAATTACTGGTGGTTATAACCAAAAAAAAGAATTTTACTTAGCTATGAAAGGAAGTGTACAAGCAGACTCTCCTGAACAAGCAGAAACCTTAGACCAAAAATTAGCAAGAGTTTATGGTGATATTACACCATCATCTATATCATCCAATAAACTAACTGCTGCAGACTTCCAAAAGGAAAGTATTTTAGATGATATCAACAGGATTAAAAAACTAATTAATGGATAATTTTATAAACCCGTTAAGTAACACAATAAAAAAGTACCAAGGACAATCAGATGGTGAATATTTTGTTGAGTTTATAAATTCCTCAGGTTTACCTGTACTAAGTCCTTATGATGGTATTGTTACGAACACTAGAGAAACCAATAGTGGTTACAAAATTAAGATTTTACATAGTGTAAATAACGAAAGTATTGAAACTACATTCGAAAATTTATCAAGTATAAATGTCTCGTCAGGTCAAAGAATTTCTAAAGGGGATAGAGTAGGTATGACAGGAAACAAACGAGTGAAATTATACATCTTTAATAAAAATACTAATAGAACTGAAAAACCAAAAAAATGGTTACCTGAACCTTTTGTTACCCAAACTGACACAACAAGTAGTGAAGAAGAGGAAATCTTATCACCCAAAACAACTAAAAAGTTGAGTACGACATACAAGGATTCCAAAGAGTTACCAGCAGGTATAGAAACTATATTGGCTTTACCCTTCACAGCAATGAAAAAAGGAATTCAAAATATGTTTTCTGATAGTGAAAAAGCAAACAGAGAGAGAGAGGAAAGAAAACAACAAAAAGAATTAGAAAAGGAACTGAAAAAAAAGGAGGAGGAAAAAAGACAAAAAGATATTTCACCAGACATTAGATTCGAAAGTTACAAAACTAATATAGTCAAAGAAGAAATTGATAGAATAAAAGAACTTATGAAATAAAAAAATCCCCATCTTAGAAAGTGGGGATTTAATTTTTTTAAGAAACACTAACTATTTTTCAACTTTAGCTGTATCAACAGATGGAGTTGTAATTGTAGTAGTTTCAACTGCTGTAGAATCTTCAGTTGTAGTTTTTTCTTCTGTAGCTGTAGTAGTTCCACATGAAGTAAGGATTGTGCTTAGAACAACGATTGTTCCGAAAAGTGCTTTTCTCATTTTGTTAACGAATTTTTAAGATTTTTAAATTGATTTAGTTATTAAACACTTAATAAATACGCATTAAACTTTAATAAGTCAAATGGTGTTGAAATTTTTTTTGTTAAAATTATAATTATTGAAAAACTAAATATGAATTGGAAACACACCTTAATTATTGTAGTGTCTATTTTGTTTATTGGAATGGGTTTGGGTTATTTGATAAGTTATAACGCAAAGGAAACTAGAAATCTCCACCAACAACTAATAGATGCTGAAAGAAAAGCTATTGATTCTTTATACAAGGAATTGGAAGTTATGAAGACTGAAAGGGAAACTATGGAATCCCAACTAAATGCACTTACTACTGGTATTAGAATTAGTGAGTCAAACTTATCAACAAAAATAAACCAACTAAAAATTCAAAACAATGTTAAGATTGAAGCTATTACTAATAGTACTAATGATGAGCTGCTCGATGGTTTACGCACAAGATTTGGCAAAAAGTAACAAAGATTCCGTAAGTCCTAAAATAGATTTAGTTGTTATAGATGGAGATACACTTTTTACAATCAATAGAAAGGTTGCGATACAAATAGCAATTGAACACGATTCCTTGGAAATTGTAACAAGTAAATTGAAAGAATGTAATGGTGTATTAGATTATTGTCTTGAGGTTAAAAATCAGTACAAAACAGCATTAGACCAATCCCAAGGTGTAAGTGATATGTTGAGAAAAGAAATTGAAAAGAAGGACAAAATTATTGGTAGTTACAAAAAGATTGATGAATCTCAACAAGCTATGTACAAAGAACTGAATACTGAATTTAAGAAAGCTAAAAACAGAAACAAGTGGTTGACAGGATTAAGTATTGGTGGAGTGACAGTAGGATTCACTTCAATTATCCTTTTACTTCTTAAGTAATTATATTATATTTTTTATGTCTTAGGACATAAAGATTAAATAATTTATTATTATGGAAATTACTTATTTTGCTTTGGGTATGCTCTCGATGGTGGCTCTGATTTTTGTTGGAATTATTGTTTGGGGTTTGTTCAGGGTCAGTAAAATTGAGCGACAGATTGGTGTCATAAAACAAAACGACAGATTTGAGTTTGATAATGTTCAACGACAATTTGAAAATGTTTATCGAGCTATTGATAGTCAAAGGGATGATTACCGACATGAATTTGAATCCGTATTTCGTAGGTTTGAAACAATCGAGGAAAATTCAAGGTTGAATACCAATGAACTTGTTAGAACAATGGATGAAAGGTTCAATAAAATGGAACAACACCAATTCGGAAAATTCCATGAATTACATGGGATGATAATGGAGAGGCATACTGCTTCAACTAGTTACACAGACAAAAGAGTTGATAAGTTATTAAATCAAAAAGAAGTACTATAACAATAAACCCCTCCGATAAAGAGCGGTTTTGTATTTTTATAATATTTATTATAAAAAATTAAAATTATGAAAAGAATTATAAGATTAACTGAATCGGATTTAGTTAAATTGGTAAAAAGGGTTATTAGTGAACAAAACGAAAATACTAGTACACCAACAGCAACTTTATTAAGAACAAATGTTCTTGAGTATACTGGTAATTTAATTAATAATGTGTATGATGGATTTTATTCTCTCCCACAGACAAGTGGAATTTTGATTGGTAAAAATATAAGCGAATTGCAAAATTATTATGGTTCTGGAACAAGTACTAAAACCCAACAAACAGATGAAATGAATTCAATCACCTTCCAATTAAATAAAATAATACAAGGAAAAAATGTTGGTCAAAAAATTGATTTGAGGTTAAATGGTAAATCAATTTTAAGTTTACCTATCGAAAAATCTGATGGAATAGACACTAAACAATATTATGTAATGAATCAAGTCAAAATCTCCAATTTACAACCTGGTGAAAATTTAATTACTTGTGTCGTAAATAACAAACAATTAGATGCTATTAATTTTAACAAGTTTTACTTGAAGTTTAATGTCAAATAGAAAATAAATAATGTAACAAAAAACCCCTCCGATAAAGAGGGGTTATTTTATTTATTGATAATTCTGCCTTTTACCCACCCTTCGTTCAAAAAAGTAGATAAATCGTCTTTTTTAATTTTTTTATTTTGATTATCTTTTGTAATCCAAATTGTACCAAATTGTGAATTTGTTTCGCCTAAGCCTACATTTTTTTTTATCATAGACATTTTCTTTTTTGTCTCCTCTGAGTGTTTTCTACCTGTCCAATCAAAAGTAAAATTTGTTAATTTTCCTTCTTGGTGTCTTTTCTTTCCTGATTTAGACATAATTTCGGAATATTTTTTACGAAATTCTTCATCATTTTTTAATTTTTCTATAAAAATATGTTTTCCAATAACAGAACCTTTACTTTGAAAATTTGAAAAATGTTGGGCATTAATAAACCCACCTGATTCGCCACCAACTACTAAGTTCATACACAAACTATCGGATAATAATTCTCTATTGACAACTTCTTTTTCTTTTTCCAAAAGTATTTTTCTACTTGAGAAGAACTCTAAAATTTCTTTAGTGTGGTTTTCTTTTCCGTGAAAATTTATGGAATTCCATAATCTTTTACCACTACCAAAATAACCATCGTTTAAATTATCGGTAGAATGTATCCCAATATAAAATCTTTGTGTTTTAATACAAGTTATTTTATAAAGATAGTGGTATTTTCTATTTTCTGCTCTTATCATATATTTTTTTTTATATAAATATATGATAAGAACAAAAACTTCCGATGTGGAGGTATAGGGAGTCGAACCCTTTCCTGTCCATCTTAACTATTAAGGACTACATGTTTAGGACAACATTATTCGCAGTGTTCCGAGCTATTTGATTTTTATACTCCCAAAACCAACAAAATCGGCCAATTCATTTTTAGGGATGAGAATCGGTTAGACAACCCTATAGTGCTCCTGTTCCTGAGTTAATGCACCCCGACTCGAAAGTGGTAACCTATTGACTAGGCTACTACTGCTTCTTCAGCACGGATTAAACCTACTGCAGAAAGTTTGTTGATAACGTTGCCGTGTATCGTTTCAAACCAGTTTAACGGACTTAGTTCAGGTCCGACATGCCCCGAATAACTAACAACGTCAGTCGATACCAGATTACCCCCATATTTTCAATTAACTTTATACAAGGATAAATATAAATAATGAATAAACCAAGGTATTTATAAAGAAAAATATTTTTTATGACACCGAAGGAATTAGCTGATGAAGAATCAGAGATTAAATTTGAGGATGATAAGGTTTTATTTATCAAAGTGAAAGGGTATGACGCTATGGACTACTACGCTTCTGAAAAATTGAAGAGAGAATATAATAAGTTCAATAGATATGGTGATGTCTATTTAATCGTTGATAAAGATGGTGAGAATAGTTATGTATTGAATCAAGTAAGAAATGGCTATACTGATGTGTTGGATTTTGATGGGATGGTAAATAACTTTATGGATGTAATTGAGGATTATCCACAATTAGAATCGAAACTTGTTGAGTTCATTAAACCTGAGAACCCTTATGAAATGTTGTTATTAATTAAGGCGGGTAAAAAATATGATAAATGGGATATGAGAAGCATTGATGAATCTTTAAATGGGATGACACTTAACGAAAAGAATCCTGGTAAGAGTATGATTCAACTTATGTTTGATGCTGATGAATATATATCTTTTTTTGACTATAAAGAAGGTGAATGGGATGCAAGGATATTGGGGTCTATATTTGGAAATAGTTATTATGGTAGTTCTTTTGATTTGATACCTAGTGATATGACTTGGGACGATTGGAAAGAAGGTTATATGTTTGGTTCATTTGATGATAAAAACAAAAAAAAGTTGGATGATATTGTTTCATTTCTAATTCCTGGTGTAAAAGATTTAAAAGACAAAGATGAGGACAAATATAATAAGAGTGTTGCTCAGTTCTTAGATACCAATTTTCCGGTGGTTGGTGAAAGGATTGCTGATGAGTACAATTCATTAAGAAACGAATCCGCAGTAGAAAAAATCAAAGAAATTGGTATAAAAGATATTGCGGATGTATTCCAACAATATGGGGTTTTCAGAAAATCAGGTGTTTTTACAAATTATGTGACAACCGTAAATATCCTATTAAGTTTATATAAAAAAACTCAAAGTAAACAAGCAACAATTGTTGAACTATTTAAGGAATTGGGTGAAGAAATGGACTTAGATATTGGTTATTATAATGAAGTGGCTATGGATAGTTGGGATTTTGATTTTGAACAATTTAATGATGTTGTTGGTGACCAATTGGATACAATATTAGAAGAAATAGAAGATGAACCTGAAAAGTTTGAGGCCTTCAAAAACTATGCCGATGTATTGAAAAAACTTAATGATATGGGTTACCAAATTGGTGGTCAATATAAATTACCAAACACGGAAAATTCATTCAGAATTGACGAAATTAGAAAAGACGACTCAAAAGTAGTAATAGTTCATTGGAATAAATCATCAGGAAGGGGAGAAAGAAGAAGTTACACAATAGAAGAGTTTGTTAATTATTTACATTCACCAGAACTTTTTGAAAGTTTAGTAAAAAGATTGAAAAGAATTATGTAATATTGTTCTATGGAACAAAATATCAATTTTTTAAAAAGGGTTTTATCTGTCCCCACAAAAACATATAAAGAGGATTTAATGATTCAATTTTTAACCGAATGGTTGGTTGAAAATAATATTCCTTATTTTGTTGATAAGATGGGAAATGTTTATGCAACCAAACAAACTGATGAGGTTGAATATTTTCCTTGTGTCGTTGCCCACACAGATACCGTTCACGAGCTCGATACAATCAATATTCGTGAGATGATGTTACCCAATGACCAAAACGAATTAAAGATGGCCTTAAAGGCTTTTAATGACCAAGGATTACCCACTGGAATTGGGGGTGATGACAAATGTGGTGTTTATGTTTGTTTGGAGTTATTAAAACAATTACCAAATGTCAAAGCAGCTTTCTTTGTATCGGAAGAAACAGGATGTCATGGGTCAAAAAAAGCCGATAAAGATTTCTTCTCAAATGTTGGTTATGTTATGCAATTTGATGCTCCTGGTAATTGGATGGTCAGTGAGTATTGTATGGGTGTGAAACTATTTGATAAGGGTAGTGATTTCTTCGATAAATGTGATAAAGTATTAACGGAGGGTTTTAACAAAAGAAACAAATACCAATCTCACCCTTATACTGATGTTTACGCACTTAAACAACTATTTGATTTTTCTTGTATAAACTTTGCTGTTGGTTATTACAACTATCACACAGAACACGAATATGTAATTGTCGATGATGTTTATAATACTTTGGATATTGCTAAGAAAATGATTTCTGAGTTGGGAACAAAAAAATACACAAAGGAATACAAAAAATAAAAATCAGTATTTCAGATATATTTATAGATAAAACAAAGTATGGAAAATAAAAATATTGAGGAGGGTATTTTCGATTGGTTCACAGATAGATATCAAGGTTTAAAGGGAGCCTTTACAGGAAAGGGTTATGGTTATTTTAAATTTTTGAGTTCACTAAGAAACTTGGTTAGAAAACTAAAAAAATTGGATGAACCAAATGAGAGTGTTATAAACGACCTACAAAAATTGAGAACTGATATTGAACAAGCTAGTGGTTGGGAAAGTTTGGAAGATACTAAGAGAAAAAATTTAACTTTCGCAATAGACAAAGCAATCGAAAGTTTTAGGGAATATTCTAGATATGTGAATACAATAGAGGTGCTATCAACGAAAGTATTACAAGGTAAACCAACAAATACAACCCAAACTACACCAATACCACCTACTCAACCAACGCCTATTCAGACAACACCTACTCAGACAACAACAAGTCCGAATACTGGTGTTATTCCAGAAGGATACCGAAATGGGAAAAGGATTTTACAAGATGTAGAAAATATTAAAAACTTGATGAGATAAAAAAAAGGGACTATTCTGTCCCTTTTTTCTTTTTTGTCTTTTTGACTTCTTTATTTTTAAAAATAATTTTTTCTTCCTCGACAGTTAAAACATATTCTTCATTTTCTACAATAACTCCATTAAGAACTTCTTCGGAAACAAAATCCTCAATCTTATCTTGGATTGCGCGTTTAATGGGTCTTGCACCATATGTTTCATCAAATCCAACTTTAGATATAAGTTCCAACACCTTTTCATCACAACTGACATTATAATTTAACCCTTTCAATCTAGTTGTTAATTTATCTATTTCAAGTTTGACAATTTGTTTTACTTCATCTTCTTTCAAAGTGTTGAAAACTATAATCTCATCAATACGATTTAAAAATTCAGGGGCAAAGAATTTTTGTAATTCTTTTTTTAACATATCTCTTTTTTGTTCCTCTTCGATATAAGAATTACTCGAAGTTTTGAAACCAACACCAGTACCGAAATCTTGAAATTTCTTAACCCCAAGATTAGATGTCATAATGATAACACAATTCTTAAAATTTATTTTTCTACCCAAACCATCTGTTAAATGACCATCATCTAATACTTGTAATAAAGTTGAGAATACATCCTTGTTTGCTTTTTCTATTTCATCAAATAAGATTACAGAATAAGGTTTATTTTTAACTTGTTCGGTTAATTGTCCCCCTTCATCATAACCAACATAACCTGGAGGTGACCCAATTAATCTTGATATTGAATGTTTTTCTTGGAATTCTGACATGTCAACACGGATTAGGTTTTCTTCACTGCCAAATATTTCTTTGGCTAATTGTTTGGCTAAATATGTTTTACCTACACCTGTTGAACCCAAGAAGATAAATGAACCGATTGGTTTATTGGGGTCTTTGATTCCCAATCTATTTCTTCTAATACTCTTAGCTATTTTGGAAACAGCTTCAGATTGTCCAATAACCTTTGAAGATAGGTTTGAATCCAAAGAAGTAAGTTTATTAGTTTCGTCTGAGTTCATTTTGGACACAGGTATTTTGGTCATATTTGATACCACTTCATAAACTAATTCAACACTTACTTCTTTTTTCTTAACCAATAAATCCTTTTCGAACTTTTTCTTTTCTTCTTCCAATTTGTCCAATATCTTTGTTTCCTTATCTCTAAGGTCAGCGGCTAATTCGTAGTTTTGGGTTTTAACAACCTCTATTTTCTGTTGTTTTATATCTTGTGCTTTTTGTTTTAGTTCATCAATAATCTGAGGCATCTTAATTTCTACCTGACTTCTTGCTCCAACTTCATCAATAATATCAAATGCTTTATCTGGAAATTCTCTATCTGTAATATATCTTTCTGCCAAATCAACACACAACTTCAATACCTCGTCAGTATAACTTACCTTGTGGTAATTTTCATATTTGTCTTTAACATTAATGAGGATTTGTAATGTTTCTTCTTTTGTTGAGGGGTCAACGATGACTTTTTGGAAACGTCTTTCTAAGGCGCCATCTTTTTCAAAATTCTTTCTATATTCATCCAAAGTTGTTGCACCAATACATTGGATTTCCCCTCTTGCTAAGGCTGGTTTGAATATATTTGAGGCATCCAATGAACCTGATGAATTACCCGCACCAACAATTTGATGAATTTCATCGATAAACAAAATGATATTTGGGGCAGCTTGTAGTTCTTCTATAATCACCTTCATTCTTTCCTCAAATTGACCACGATATTTTGTTCCTGCGACAATTGAGGTCATATCTAAAGACATTATTCTTTTGTCCATCAAATTTCTTGGACAATCTCCATTCAATATTTTCAAGGCTAAACCTTCTACTATAGCGGTTTTTCCACAATTGTGTGATACAATTCCATTTGAGATATACTTATTTTCATTATCTAATACTTCTAAATCAAAAGTATTATGTATTCCAATTTCTTCATATAGAATAACTTCACTTAATTCATTGTTTTCACACCACACTAATTCTCCCTCTGTAATATTACCAAGATTTAACCAATAAGAACCATTGTCAAATTTGGTGAAAGGGTTCAAACTACTATTGTCGACTTCAACTAAATGGTCAATTGAACCTTCTAAAACCAACCCATTAGATAATGTAATTCTCACACATTCTTTATCGGCCTTTTTAAATAATTTACCTATTGGTTTAAATCCTAATGGTGTTTTAATGTTATATGTCCCGCCATTATTTTCAACCATCTTGAAAAACTCTTCTATTTTAATTTTCATATGTAGTTAATTTTATTTTTTCTATGAGTTTATCTAAATTCACATCATATATTAAGTTAATTTTATTAATAAAACAATGTTGAATTTTATCTTCCATCTTTTTTTTATAAAAATCAAAAATACTTCCCTCTTTGATAATTGATTTATTATCTAACATACCAAAATATTCGATGTATATATTATATTTGGGTAAATAAAAATCAGATTTTCGTAATGTGTTGGGATATGTTACTTCATAATGATAGTTTATGCTATTAAGTTCTAAAAAAAGAGCGAGTTTATATTCTTTTAATGATTTAAATCTAATTTGATTATGGTAAATAGCTGTTCCATATTTTGATTCAAAAGGGTTAAATGGTAATTTATCAATAAATTTCTCCTTAAGAATTTCTTTTTTAATATTAAACTTTTGATGTATAATTTTACTATTAATATAAGGTATCAATTCAGAGTATTTTTTTAAATCTAAATTATTTAACACATATTCCACGAAACACTCCACATTTTCACATTTCAAACCATTAAGAATCATTTCTTTAGTTTTTTCCAAAAAACTACTCCTTAATACTAATTCATCAAATTCTTTATTAACATAGTCATATGAATTTTTGGAGTTTTGAATCAAATTGTAATCATTTCTTTGTGAAAGAGTTCTAATCCATTTTTTCTGTCGTTCAGTAAATTTAATTAACCCTAACTCTTCTCCATATTTTTCAATACAAGTTTTTTTACTAAAAGTTGATTGTCTTTCACTTATTTTTTTCCTTGCAGTTTCTTCGTCAAAACCTTTTTTCAACCAATACCCTATTTTTGTATTCGTGGAAGCTGAATATTTTTCAGGGTTATTTTTTTTGTTGATTGACATTCTTACAGAATTATCTCGTTGTTTTTTAGAAATAAAACTATTTATTTCATTTTCCTCCCACCCCATACACTTGAGAAAAAGTGGATTATACAAACTTTCAGGATAATCTAAAATATTCCTCAACCAAGGTTTTATTTGTTTATAATTTAGACTTTCGGTTTTATTTATTTCACTATCTACAATAGAATAATAATCAATATGTATTTTCTTAAAATAAGAATAAATGTTATTATTGATAAGGAAATTTTCTAAATCATCTATTGTGTTTATAGTATAAACTATCTTTTTTTTATATAATATTTTCATAGTAAAGGAGGGTTAGGTAAATACCCTAACCATAAATATCACATATTTACAATTTCGTGAGATGTGTCATCTGATATTTTTTCAATTTCAATAAAAGTATCCTCCAAAACACAACCAGGTTCACCAATTATAATTGGATTATTTTTCTTTCTTCTTGATAATATTTGTGCTATCCTTGTAATTTCTCTATCCCTACCTACTACAGGATCCAACTTACCTTCTTCAGCAAGTTTAACCAAATCTTTTGCAAAGTTGTTTAATACTGGTGTGTCACCCTTACCTTTACTTGAGTAATCTCCATCTTTAGATTCTATCATAACTTTTTTATTTAATAATAATGTTTTATTTGGTATTTTCAACAATCTTGTAATGACAAAATGTCAGTATTTTTAATTTCAAAGTGACATTATTGATTATCTTAATTAATTGGTATATAATTCGTACAATACTAAGTAAAATAAACTTAACAACAAACAATTTATTATGGATAACGATTTTTATAAAAAATTTGAGAAAATTTTGGATGAGATTTTCGGTGGAAAACATAAACCAACAATTCCACTAGAAAGTTTCTTGGATAACTTAAAGTATGATGAACTAAATACTGATTTCAGTAAATTGAGAAATTCAGTTAGAAAGACCAAGGATGGTATTATCACTTCAATTCATTTTGTGATTAATCCTAACACAAAATGGTCAGCATCTAATTCAAATACAAGGAGAGATTTGGAAACTAAATTAAATGAATGTATCCAAAACCAAGATTTTGAACAGGCAGCCAAAATCAGAGACGAAATAAAGGAACTTCAGAAAAACAAAGGGAAAATTGAAACTCTCAAAAAAGAAATGGAAATAGCTATTGAAAAACAAGATTTCGAAAGGGCTATAGAAATTAGAGATGAATTAAAAAAAATTAATTAACTTTAACCCCCAATATAAATGGGGGTTTTTTAAATTTAAAAAAATGGCAATATTAAAAGAAGAAATCAGGGGAACAAAGATTATCAATGAGATTCAATCAAGTAACATTAGAAGAACTGAGTTTGATACTGAATCAAAAGAATTAGTCGTGGAATTTAACAACGGACTAAGATATATGTATGAAGCTGTCCCACATCAAGTGTATACGCAGTTCAGAACATCGGAGTCACAAGGGAAATTTTTTAATTCAAAAATAGCGAAGACTTATAAATACAAAAAGATATAAAAATTATTGAAATGTGATAATATTTATCTACTATGGAAAGTCTCAATAAAGTAGTATCTAGTTTCAATATACAAGACAACTTACACCCAAAGATTTGGTATTTACCAAATGAAAAACATATGGGTGACCCTGAAGGTCAGAAATACAAATTAAATCCAAAGGTTAGAAAAAATCTTTTGGAAATTGCTTATCAATTTATTGATTCATTTGGTTTGGATGTTGTTATAGATGATATCATTATCACAGGTTCAATCGCTAATTATAATTGGTCAAAATACTCGGACATTGATGTTCACATTTTAGTTGATTACAATCAATTTAATCCAAAATTAAAGGATACCTATGTTGAATATTTTGATATGAAAAAAATAATATTCAACGAAAAAAGGAATGTAAAATTATTTGATTTTGATGTTGAGTTGTTTGTTGAGGACGCTGACGCTAAGGGTATTAGTGATGGTGTTTATTCACTTATGAATGATGAATGGTTAAAAGAACCAAGTAAAAAAAAGACCACAATCAATAAGTCTGAAATAATTAAAAATTCAAAAAAATGGATGCGTATCATAGATACACTTCTTAAACATTTGGAAGGGGAAAGTCCTGAAACAATAATCAACAATGTTAAAAAAATTAAAACTAAGTTAAAGAAATATCGAATTGATGGTCTTAAAGGTAGTGGAGAATTAGGATTGGAAAATTTGGTATTTAAAGTTTTAAGAAGAAACGGATACATTCAAAAGTTATATTCTGAACCGATTAAATTAATTGATAACAAACTTTCTTTAAAAGAGGCAGAGTTATCATCACCATTGGAAACGACAATAGTAGGTTCTAAGTTTGGTGCTGTAAGACCTGGTTTAGATACTAAAAAACCCCACTCAGGAGTTGATTTGAAAGCGTCAACAGGGACACCCATCTATTCACCTGATAATGGACTTGTTGTAAAATCTGATATGGTTGGAAACAATGGTGGATGTGGTGGTTCATTATTTATTAAACACAAAGATGGTTTTGAAAGTAGATTTTGTCATTGTAGTGATATACTAGTAAAGGTTGGGGATTCAGTAAAAAAGGGTCAAAAGGTTGCACTTAGTGGTGGGGGTAAAAATGATAGAGGTAGAGGTTTTTCAACCGGAGCACATTTACATTACACTTTAGTAAAAGATGGTGTTTTGGTTGACCCAATGAATTTCATAGGTAGTTTTACCCCAATGAAAGCCTTAACGAAAATGACAACATCTGTAGATGGAACTATCAAAAAAATAATGACAATACTTAAGAAACCTGAATATAAAGATGTTGAATTAGAAAAGTTAAAAGAAAAGAAAAAAGATATAAAAATTTTAGAAGACCTAACAAAGATTATAAATGAAAAGAAAGAACTGAAATTTTCAAGAAATAATAGTTTTGATGAAAGTGTTTTAATAATTCAAAAAATACTCAAGGTTTTAGGGTATGCTGATGATGACTTTAAAATAAATGGTATTTACGATTTGAATACTCAACAAGTTGTAAAGGAGTTTCAAACAGATAACGACTTAAGTTCAACAGGAACACTCAATACTGAAGACCTTAAAGTTATATATTTTTTGGTTTTAGCAAATGAGTTGCAACAAGCTGAATTTGACAAAATTGAATTAGATAAAGTAGATGAATTCTCCAATCCCGATTTATTAATCTATCAAGAAATTCTTACTAATTTAGGAGCACCAATATCTAAAGAAAATCTCAGATTTTTATATGCTTTGAGAAATAGTTTTACAGATACCAAAGCAAAAAACAATCCTTTTAATGTCAAATTCAATTTGATTGAAGACCCAAAGATGACTGATTACAATAAAACTGAGACAAAAAATTATTCATCACCCGAATTCGGTATAAAAGCAACTATAAAAACCTTGAAACAACCAAGGTACAAATGTATTGTTGACTCCTTGAAAATACAAGAAACTGCTGATGGAATCGCTCGTTGTGAAATTTTACAGAATATAGGAATCCAAGACGAAATTTTAGAATTGCTCAAAAATGAAAATTTGATACCTATAAAAATTTCAAATTAGGAGTGTGAACAGAATAAATAATTTTAATTGTATATTTATATTAAAATAATTAACAAAAAAAAATAATTATGGGAAAATTGAGACCTATTGGTAGTGAAAAACTACAAGGAGATGATAAAATTAGAAGAATGATTGAAATAAGTAACTATAACTTAAATGTACCTAAATCAATCAACGAAAATTCTTCTATGGAATATAAAAAAACTTTAGTTGATGGTAATACATATCATATCATCAAAGAGAAAAGTGGATATGTTTTGAAAAAGGGGTTGAATGAAAGTGTTGCGGAATATATTGAACCTATAGCAAATAGAAAATATTATTCTTCATACTCGCAAGCCTTCAAAAGATTGAACTTGATAGTTAAAGAGGTAAATGATAATTTTGGTCACAAGGGTAACATTTCACTTTTCAATGAATCAGATGATGAAACAAAATATTATTTGAACTTAGATGAACAAGGAGAAACTCCTCCAGCTCCTGCACCCGCACCTGCACCACAACCTCAAACACCACCCGCTCCAGCCCCTGAACCAAGTGCTGAAACTCCTATGACTCCAGAACCTGAGGTAGATATGTCCGATGAAATGGATGTAGAGACTATGGATGATGAAGAACAAGATGAGGAAGTTGTAACTTATAAATCTATACAAAAAACAGTTGGTAAGTTGGCTCAAAAAACTAGAGAGTTTTTGTCGGATGAAGAAAATCAATTAGATACTAAACAAATCAAATATATTATAAATTCAATATTGTCTGCTTTACCTTTAGAAGATTTGGATGAAGATGATAAAGAGGAAATTATGACTAAATTTGAAGGCGGTGAAGAGGAAGGTTATGAAGAAACTGAGACTGAAATAGATACTGAAGAAACACCAATTGAACCTCCTACCGAAGAAATGGGAATGGAAACTCCACCGGCACCTCCTACGCCTGAGGGTGAAATGGAAGAATCAGAACATATGTATAGACATGGTGGTCCTAGAACTATGAAAAATAGAATGGATACTGAAAATATGTTTGAGAATATGTTTAATGAATCAGTTGTGGATAAAGTATTGAGGAAATATTTTAAATCTGAACCAACTAAAAAAGTTATTTCAGAATCTAAAATTTCCAAAAATGTTAAAAGAAATTTAGATGGAATTGAAAGATTATCTGAATCATTTGCTCAAGAAAAATCATCAGTTAAATTGGTAAACAAATATCCTCACGCTAAACTTTTAGGTAGAAACAAGAAACAACAACTAGTATTTGAAATTAATAGTGAAAGAATATTCGTAACACAGAAAGGTAGTATCTTATGATGAATTTAATTTTTGTTAATGAATTAGGACCTAATTACAAAGGTGATAACATTTACGAATTTATTTTTTCAGATAAAATAGATGATGTTTGGGGTGAAATGTGGGATTCAAAACCATCAAATGGTTATCCAAATCCTCCCGACATTCAACACATAAAGAAAGTCGGAGTTTTGAAAAACGATAAGATATCATTATCAGTAATTCAAAAGTCCGATTATTTTTCAATGATAGATGCAATCGATGATGTTGTTGCTTTAGCTTGGGAGAACGAAAACGATGGGGTTAATTTTGATTTAGTTAAAAGATTAGTCTTCAGATATGGTGATAGTGAGGAAATAATTAAAAATAAATTATACGAAAGAGACATTGTTCTCGAATATGAAAAAAAATTAAGTTATGAACTTGAATAAAAAAATTGGATTTTTGTTAGACACAGGGTTCACTCCAAAGTTTGTTTCATCTTTAAATGAAAGTAAAATTAGTTTATTGTATGAAAAAATGACTAAAAAAGAAGAGAGTAAAGAAGCGCAAGAAATAACAACAAAAATAAAACGATTTTCCGCTTCAGAGGTTGCTGATGCTAAAACTAAAGGAGAGTCTTTGCCAGGGGGAAAAGCAGTTAAAATGAATCCTGATGGTAGTGTTGATGTTACAATGGAGGGAGTGGAAATTGGTGAAGATGATACAATTAATGTTGTTAATGATCCAGATGCAACAGCTGATGGAATGGGGATGTTCGAAACGGATATTAATGAAAAGTTCGAATCAAAAGCACAACAAGGATTATTTTGGGCTCGTTGTAATAAATGTAAGACTGATGATTGTAAGTGGTGTAAAATGGCGAAAGAGTTTTCCAAGAGTACATCAAAAAAACAATATAAAGATATGCCTGAAAAAAAACATCCTGAAAAGACTGTAAAATACAAGAAAAAAGAAACCAAGGAAAATTTTACTTTCAAAGATTATTTAGGTAAATTAGGTTCAACCTATACAAGTGAAATGGCAAAAAAAGTTAAAGGAACAACACCTACTTTTAGTGAATCAATCTTTGAAAAAAATTTAGAAAATATAATTCAAGAAAATTTAAAACCAACTATGAAAAAAAGAGATTTACTTAAACTAATTGAATCTGAAATCCAAAGAAAAAAAGGATTAAATGAAGATTTTTATTTTGATGAAAAGGAACCTGAATTAGATGAGGATTTTATGATGGATGGTGGTGATACAACAACAATTACCCCAGTAAAACCAAAAACAAAACCATCCATTGACCCTGATAAGGAGGAGGAATATGATGAACCTATGAATCCTGACGAAGGTGAAGAACCCCATCCCCAAGCACCATTAAAAGGTAAACCTATAGTAGCAAAGTCAAAAATGGATGACGAAAATGAAATTTTAGGTAAATTCAAAAAAAGATTCGATATGGATATGGATAGATTAGATAATGTAACACACAAACCACATAGATTCAAAAAATATTAAAAAAATGAAAAAATTATTATATGAGGCACCAATTGATGACTTTTTGAGTTCTGATGCTAAAGAAAAAATTATAAAAGCACAGAATAGAAAATATCAATCAGCAAAAGAAGGTGGTGGAAGTAGTAATAATATGGGTTACTTGATGAGTTATTTACCTAGTCTTGAATTGGAACACAAAACAAAATTATTGAATTTAGCAAAAGCAATATTTTTGTCCAAGTTTCCCAAAATCAAAGAAAGGGTTGATAAAGGTGTCTTAACTTTAGATGTTGATTTTTCAAGTAATCCAAGTATTAGGACTAAAACTCAAACTATTTCAACTGACCAAGTAAATAAAGCTAAAGAAATTGACCCAGATTTTGAAGAAAGAATAAAGGCAAGAAATTTTATTAATGCGACAACTCAGGGAACTGCTTGGGCTGATGGTTTTAATGCTTACAAAGAAGTCGAAAGTCAGTTGGAAAATCTTGACCCTGAACTTTTAAAAAAATATAAGGAGTTTGAAAATTCGGCTACAGTTTTCTATAATGATAACACACAAATGTTGGAAAGGATGGCTCAACAATCTGTTGGGAGGGTAGCATTCGCTGATGTTAGACCTGATGAAAGCAAACCAGGTAATTGGATAATAGAAGTAAGAGCCCCACACTTTCCTTTGTTAGTACACGAATTATTTAAGGCTGGTAGATATTATAATTCTATTCTTTTTATGCCTAAAGATAAAAATGTCAGTAATACTTTGAAGGATACTACAGATACTCATAAACATGAGATTAAGAATATGATTACTGGTAGAGAAATTAGTTCAAAGTTAAAGTATCTATGGGGTGAATTGATTGATGGTTATGAACCTTGGATGGATGGGATGATTCAAACTCAATTCAATAGAATTGCTAACGATGATGTGAAATTACACAATTACATTATGTATAATGGGGTATTAGATGGAGACCAAAAAGCTATGGATTTGTTTGAAAAATATTCTCAAAAGATTGTCAATTCAATTTTAAAAAATCCACCAAAAATAGAAAAACCCGATTACAACAAAATTATAAAAACAGAAAAAAAACCTGAGACAATTGAACCTGAAGAGGATGACGATTTCAATCCTGACGATTGGGATACTTTTGACTTTGATGATGATAACGATTAACTTACAAACCCCCATTTATAATTAAGTGGGGGTTTTTATATTTATATAAAATATAATTTATGAGTTTAACAAAAGAACAAGTTATGATTGAGTATGTAAAGTGTATGAAAGATACACCTTATGCACTCAGAACATATTTGGAAACATATGATAATACGGTATCAAAATATGTTCCATTGGAATTATTTCCTGACCAAATATCACTATTAAATGACTATGAGGAATACAATGAAAATATTGCATTAAAATACAGACAAGCTGGTGTGTCCACGGTGACAGCTGCTTGGATATCAAAGAAAATAGCTTTTGCTAAAAAGGTAAAACCTGAGAAAATTTTGATTATTGCCAATAAATTAGATACATCTATGGAGATGGCAAACAAGATAAGAATGTTTATTAGTCAATGGCCATCTTGGGTGGGTATTGATTTTGCAGCGGAAAAAAATTCACAAAAACATTACAAAACAAATAACGGATGTGAAGTAAAAGCGGTAGCAACATCAAAGGATGCTCTTCGTGGTTTTACACCAACAATTCTTGTATTTGACGAGGCTGCGTTTATTGATGCGGACTCTGACTTCTGGGCTGCTTGTATGGCCTCACTTTCAACTGGAGGTAAAGTTATTGTGGTATCAACACCAAATGGTTATGATGCAATTTACTATGAAATATATAATCAAGCAAGTAGGGGAATGAATGATTTCAAAATCTCTGAGATGTTTTGGTTTAGAGACCCAAGATACACAAAAGATTTGTACTTAGTTAAAACTCAAGATACAATCCATTACCTTCTCAATAAAGAAGAATACCCCAAAGATGAAATTATTAGTTGGGAAAATATTCAATTTGAGGACAGAAACTTCGAGGAACTTAAACTGATGATGGATTCAGGTTACAAACCCTGCTCTTCTTGGTTTGAAGGTATGGTTAAAAAATTGAAATATGATAAAAGAAAAGTATCTCAAGAGTTAGAGTGTAACTTCCTTGGTTCTGGTGATAATGTCTTTGATTCTTTATTGATGCAAAGGGTAAAAGAGAATATGATTAGAGAACCCCAAAATAAAATGATTGGTAACTCTTTATGGATTTGGAAAGAACCTGTGATGGGTCACAAATATGTAATGGGTGTGGATGTGAGTAGAGGGGATAGTGAGGATTTTAGTTCATTCCAAATTATTGATTTTGATGAAAGAGAACAAGTTGCGGAATATGTGGGAAAACTTCCACCTGATACAATGGCAGAAATATGTTACAAATGGGCTAATATGTATAATGCTTTTATTGTAATAGATATTACTGGAGGTATGGGTGTATCAACATCTAGAAAACTCCAAGAAATGGGTTATAAAAATCTGTATGTTGATGGGGTTGATTTGGCAAACAAATGGAAGTATGACCCAAAAGCTTTGGATAAAATACCTGGTCTCAATTTTAACAACAAACGAGTTCAAATAATCGCATCATTTGAAGAAGCGATGAGACATCAGTTCAAGATATATAGTTTACGATTATTCAATGAAATGAATACTTTCGTTTATATTAATGGAAGACCTGACCACCAAAAAGGACAACATGACGATTTAATTATGTCTATCGCTATGGCAACATATGTAGCAGAATCATCATTCACCAGTTTGGAAAAAGTAACCGAACAAACTAAGGCTATGTTGGAATCTTGGTCAGTTGCAAATAATGAAAACGCTTCTAAACAATTGGATTTTAATCCTGTGATACCTTATGGTCACGAAAGAATAAATCAACGAAATGTTAATGCAACAAGAGAGGATTATCAAAAATATGGTTGGTTATTTGGAAACAACGGACGATAATATTTATAAAATAAAACATATGGGACTAGTAAACAGAAAAAAATCAGGAAAGAAATTGAATGGGACAAAAATGATTGTTGAAGGTCAAGGTGTTAGTACAGTCGCTAAACCAACTCCATTTTCAGGAGAAAAATTAAAATTAACTCCAGTTAATAACCAACAAACAAATTAAACACTTGAGTTAGTTCTTATTTATGATAAATTAATTATATGGAACAAAAGAATAATTTAACGGTTTGGCAGAGACTTTCACACGCCTTCGGACCGAACGCTTTATTGAATCAGGATTATCCAACTTATAAGTTTGATAAAAAGGAGTTGTTGAGAACTCCATCCAAACAAGAATACGATAAGGAGTTACTTCAAGCACAACAAACATATTATTTGGCCAACCAATGGACAAAAATTGAGAGTAATTTATATACACAAGCAGTGTACTATGAACCAACTAGGTTGGCATCATTTTACGATTATGAATCAATGGAATATACCCCCGAAATATCTGCAGCATTAGACATTTATGGTGAAGAATCAACAACTGTAGACCAAAATGGTAATATGTTACAAATTTATTCCGAATCAAAAAGAATAAAATCAATATTAGCTGATTTATTCAATAATGTATTAGATATCAATACCAACTTACCAATGTGGACGAGAAATACTTGTAAGTATGGTGATAATTTTGTTTACCTTAAACTTGACCCAGATAAAGGGGTTGTTGGTTGTATGCAATTACCTAACATTGAGATTGAAAGATTGGAAAGGGGTATGCCTGCTCAAGCAAGTAGACAAAATGTTGAAGAACCTGCGGAAAACAAAGGTCTTAGATTTAAGTGGAAAGCCAAGGATATGGAATTCAACTCTTGGGAAATTGCTCACTTCAGATTATTGGGAGACGATAGAAAATTACCTTATGGTACTTCTATGTTAGAAAAAGCTAGAAGAATTTG